TAAAACACTTGTAATGTTAGTGTTTTTAAGAAGTTGAATTGTGTCTGTGCCATTAGGGTTAATCTGAATATCAGAATTGGTAATATTGCTAATTATAGAATTATTTTTAAAATCTAATGCATCTATTCTAACAGTACCGGTTCCATTCACACCTAGTTCTAAATTAGCATTTGATTCTATACTTTGAATAACATTTGTATCTATTATGATACTGTCCGTAACAAATCTATCCAAGAAAATATTATTCCATTTTAAAGAGTTTGATCCTAAATCATATAAAGTTGTAAGAAATGGATTGGCATCAGATATCGATTTTGTATTAAAAATTATGACATCAGAATTTGTATCTCCAAACTGGGTATTGCTGTTAAAATTTACAGTTCCCGAAACAGTTAGATTACCTGTAATATTAGTATTTTTTAACAGTTGTACAATACCTGTGCCATTAGGGTTAATCTGTATATCAGAATTGGTGGTATTGCTAATTATAGAATTGTTTTTAAAATCCAGTGTATCGATCCTAACATTACCAGTTCCATTCACACGTAGTTCTAAATTGGCATTTGATTCTATACTTTGAATAACATTTGTATCTATTATGATGCTATCAGTGATAGCTTGTGCAAGATATATATTATTCCATCGGTAAGCATTACTACCTATATCATATAGAGCAGTGGTAAAAGGAATAAGATCGCTGCCAATACGTCCAACTGGATTAATTGTATCAATAACATTGTCACCAATTTGAATATTTCCCGCAACTGTAGCGCTACCAGTTACGTCTAGATTACCTGTGACACTAGTATCTTTTTGTAACTGTATAGTTCCTACACCATTTGGGTTAATAAAAACTGACCCTGATGGACCACCTGAAATAGTATTACCTGTTATGCTTACTGCGTCTAGATAAACTTGTCCTGTACCATTACTATCAAGTTGTAAATTACTGTTGCTAAGAGTTGTAGTAATAAAATTTGTATCAATTAAGATATCATCAAATGTTAAATTTGTTGCGTATAAGGTTTTCCAACGTTTACTGGTCAGTCCCAAAGACAGTAAATTAGTATCTGGAATAAAATTACTGGCTATTTCACTATAGAAATAGATCGAATCTGTATTGTCGCTGCCTATTATGACATTTCTATTAAGATACGTGTCAGTGCTAGCAGTAAGATTTGAATTTGTAGTAAAGTTTACAGGAACGCTAAGATTTTGATTAGCGGCATTAAGAGTTATGCCACCACTATTACTTTGTATTGTATTACCTGTTATAGTTATATTTCCTGTACTGATTTCATTTGGATCAGCGTAGGTTATGTTTGTTCCATCTGTTATACTAATATTTTGACTTGTAAAAAGGTTACTTTGAAAAACAATTCTTCCTGTAGCAGATTCAACTTTAAAAATATCTCCTACTCTAAAGTTACCTTCCTGATCCATACTTTGATAGTAAATTTTACCATTGTTTAGTTCAACTGTTTCATTACTATCTATAACATCGCTAGTGTCATTGGTACTTAATTTTCCTGAACCTATGTATCCAAAATTATGACTGATAAGATACATTAGAGTTCCGTCACCGTCAGCTTTAGCTCCTATGCTGCCATATACATTAGCCGAACCAATTGATCTAACTTCAGCTCCAAAGTCACTATAGTCAACCCATTCTAAATGACTGGCAGTTTGCCCTCCACTAAAATTAATTCTTTGTTGATTGCTAGTATCCGGAGGACTCTTGCTAGCTTCAAATCCGCTGACATAACCGTCAATTACAACATTAGAATATGCTCCCGAGTAGCTAATACTTTCTACTATACCTGTTGTATAGGTATTAGCTTGACTAACATTTTCTATACTGACTGTTGCTCCCGGCAATACAGTTTGACTACTTATTCCGTATAATTTTAATCTTGTTTTACCATCACTGGCAAATCCTAAAGTGCCTTTGGCAGCATAAAGTCCTTCACTGGCAAAATATATAAAACAGTTTAACCATTCTACTCTTACACCATTAGTCATCCACAGACATCTTACTCCCGGAGTAATAAACGTCACGCTATGAAATAACATGCTAGCTTCTTTACTAGCTGCGTTGACCACGCTTCCATCTATTTTAGCCCCACGACCAGCATCGCCTTGATTATATCCTCTAGGGTCAGACACACTGGTAATACTTCCTTTGGTTAAAACGGTACTATTTCTTATGTAAGGACTTCTAGTAGTGACTGTCATGCCTGGAGCAAATCTAAATGCGTATCCAGTATCATTACTACTATTATAGTAAAAATCTGCTATGGTAATATCTTCTACAGTAGATTCTCCATTGAGTAAGAATACATCTTCTCCTGCGCTACTAGTATCAGGTTTGACTGTAACAGATCTTACACCAAATCCTTTTACTGTAACTCCTGCTGGCACTGTCAATGGTAGTTCTTCAAAATACGTTCCTGGAAAAATATAGACTGTATCACCTGAACTAGCATTGGCCAATGCTTCTGAAATTTTATCAAAAGGAGATTGAGGATGATCTCCGAAATTACTTGATCCTCCGTTAGTGCTAACATACCAAGTATTTCCAGGTCTTAGTGTTATCTCTATACCTAGAATACTAAAACCTGATAAGGCAGTAAGGCTGTTACCGTTTACTGCATAGGTATACAAGTCTTTCCAGCGTCTAGTAGCAGAATCTAAACTGTAGGTTAAGTCAAGATCAGGTACAATATTACTTGCTACATCACTGTTAAAGTCAACTTTATCTGTGGAAGAATTACCGAATATTATAGATCCATCAAAGGTGACATTTCCAGAACTATGTAAATTACCAAATACCTCTACACTTTTTTTAAGATTAATAACACCTGACCCTGAAGCAGTAAGATCTAAATTTTCGTTACTTCTAGTAGATTTTATATAATTGTCATTTATACTAATGCCATCAGTGGCTAATTGACTGGTTGTGATAGAGCCTTTACTACTCAGGACTATGCTTGATACAGTGTTTGTTATGGTATTGTAATTGAATACAAAATTAGGAATTGTAAAAGTGGTATCTACTATAAGATTTCCAGTACGTGTAGCTCCTGTTACATGTAACGGTCTTAAAGGAATAGTATTTTTAATACCTATTCTATCATTGTCAACATCTAAATAAATTAGATCTGTATCAAAGGCCAGATCTACACCGTCTCTTTGTAGATCATTTTCAAGCATTTGACCTGTAATTTTACCTACTGTACTGGTCATTCGTCACTCCAAGTACAATATTTATCGGAAGGGATTAACGGTCAAAGCCTGTGATTACATTAATAGGTTTAGCATTTGGAACTGCTGTTCCAAATTTAACATAAGTGCCCGAAACATAAGGCGCACCTGGTCCTGAACTAGGGTTTTGAACCACTTCATAATTTACATTGGCGATTTGAATAACATTTTCTACTAATACTATTAAATTCTTAGCTATTTGAAATCTGTCCCAAGTCAAATTACTTTGAGGAGTTAAAACAAAAGGATCAAATGGTAACCTAAATGTTGTTTCTACAGCATTTCCGGTTCCAATTTGATAGTATTGTATAGCTCCTGGTTCTTTAAATCTAAAACTTCTCCAGCTTCCTGCTTGATAGCCTTCAAATTGATTTGTTTCAGTATTGTATCTTATCATACCATTAACAAATGTAGCAGCAGTAGAATCATCTGGACTCTGATCTTCGTTTGTACCGCGTGGTAAGGTTAGATTAAATCTAGAATTAATAACTGCCTCTCCACTAATATCGATATAAAAACTGTCTCTACCTGTGACAGTTTTAGGATTTAAGTGAGTTCTTCTAAGATATCTCATTATACACTGATTGTCGAAATAGTGGCAACTAAATTGGCCGGAGCGGCACTACTGGCAACGACAGTATCACCATTAGCTAAAATAATTTTTTCTGTGTCAAAAGTCACAGTTTCTCCTGCTGGAACTGGAAGTTGATTAACAATTAAATTAGTTGTTGTAACTCCGTCACCCGACCTAACAAAATGTAAATCTAAATATGTGCTATTAGCTGTAGGATCAGCAGGATTATAGGCAATTCGATTACAGACCCATATACAAGTGACAGCATTATTACCAACACTGGTATATAAAACTGTATTGCTAGTGCTTATTGCTACACTTTGAATAGCCATTTCAAATCCTTAAAATATAAAACTAAAAAGCAGTGCTCTTCTTTTACTAACTAACTCATCTGATCTTGTATTTACAAAATATATTCCTGAATCACCTGGACCTAGAGTTCCTGTTGAAAACACTGCGGTAGTTCCTAGTTGTGTTGACAATAAACTAGGTTGATCACGTAAAATTACATAGCCGTCAATTTCAATCAAATCACTAGCTGCTCTTAGGACTAAATCAGCACTGGTATTCTGAGTTGTTATAACATTATCTCTAAGCTGTAAATCATTAATAAAAAGACCATTTTGTGTAATTTCAGCTTCAATTATATTATCTACTCTAAATTCTACTTTGCTGTAAGGATCACCTTCACTGGTGTCAAAAACTTTTACTCTGGTATTACCAGCGTTAATATTGTCTAATGTACTATATGAAGTATAACTAGTAAAAAAATCAATCACAGCTTGAGCATTTACTAAAGCATCTGGATCCGGCCCTATTACAATAGGACCAGTGCTAGCATCAAATTGAGTATAATCAAATATGTTGCGTTCGTAATTAACTGTTCCTGTAACTGTTACATATCCTGTTCCTTGATTTACAAGGTATAAATTCTGATTCGATCCTACTACAATACTAGGAGTTTTTAATCCTATACTGGATCCGATAGAATCAACAAGTTTAAATGTTCCTGCTGTAATAGTTCCAGTACTATTTCTGTGACTTATTAATTCATCAAATAAAAATTGAGCATTAAAGTAATTTCCTCTTTCAATTTCAATTCCTGAAACAAAGCCGTTAGTTATGCTAATGCCGTTACCAACTTCACCTGAGTTCAGTGTTATGATGTTATCTTCTACTGTTAGTGTTACAGTGTTAACAGTGGTAGTATTACCTTGAACAAGTAGATCGCCAGTTATATAAACTGTTCCGCTACCAGGATTATCTCCACTTGTATCAAGAGTGATCGTACCTCCACTCTTGATACGTAGTTTATAATCACCATCTTGAACGTTTACAACTTTTATTGTCATATTAGATAGCTGTTAAAACAATATAATCGTTAGTTGAATCGTTGGCCAATACCCACTTGTATCTAGCACCACTAAAATCTGTAGCTAATCTTTTTGTCATTTTAGCAATAGCAACATATGTTCCGTTTGACGGACGGTATCCTTTAATTTGCATTTGTCCATTACCTGTTGGAGTGCCGCTTTGTAACTTACAAAGAGCTTTTGTTCCAGCTTGATTAGCGACTACAAATGTACCTTTTCCTCTTTGCTTATAGATATAAGCATAATTTGTAGTACTATTATAAGTTGCTTCTGTATAGGCTGCGCTGCCAAAATAAGCATTTACACGAATACCTGTGTTACTTGATGGTGTGCCAATTACATCAACACCATTTACATCTTTTCTTAACGGACGTCCCATTTGTTTCTCCTATTCAATGAGCGTTCTAGGCTCTACGCGGTGGGGTTCCGCATAAATCATCTAGACATTACTATTTAGCACAGATGACAAAGGGCTCCTAAGAGCCCTTATCTAACTAAAATACTGTCATATCAATTAGGTAAATGTAGCATTACTAATTGTTACTGTACCTAAATAGTCAGCAGCATTGCCAAGCGAACTTGCGCTGTTTGTTAGTTCAACATAACCATAACGTGTCATGAAGCTAACTACTGGCTCAAATGTACTTGGATCAAGTACAACACCACTACTCATTAGAGGAATGTATGGGCAGTAGAATGCTGCGGCATCACTTTCTGATCCACCTTTATATCCGATTAGAACTTTGTCTGAACCGGATGTTTCAGTAGCAAATGTGTTTACATAAACTTTCATAGCACCGTTCAAAGTACCAACAAATTTGGTATTAGTTGGGGCTTCGAAAGTGCCTTCTGTAGTGCGAGCAAAGGCACTTGTTGTAGCACTTTGAAGAATTGTTAGACCTTGTGGGCTAACAACTGCCCAGTTACCAGCGCCACGACGTGTACGCTGAGCGATTCTGTTTGCTACACGGTTAATAGCAACTGCCATAGCAGCGTGCTCGTCACCAACGAATGTAGCTGTACCAGAAACAGCAGCCTGATCAAAGTTAACATTATTACTTGATCCTGCTAATGTAGCCAATGAAGAAAGAATTTCTTGATCGATTTCAGCAGTGATTTCTTGTGCTAGAGCAGCCATAATTTCTGCTTCGATGTCAATGCCTTGTTGGGCTTGAGCATCTTGTGCAGCCTCAAATGTCCAGCGAGCGCTTAACTTACGAGTTTTCGCTTCAACTGTCTGCTTGAGGATCTGAATGCTCATCTTACGACCAGCTTGTCCTTCAAGAGCAGCAGTAGGAGCAGCACGACCAGTTGTAGATCCTTTAGCAGAATACTGCTCAGCGATCTTAAATGGACTTAGTGCTTCTTCACCAGCAGTTGTACCAACGATATTACCGTTAGCACCGACTGTTTCTGAATAACGAACACGTAGAGTATGGATTTGACCAACTGGACCAGTTAGTGGTTGTACACCGACCAACTCGTTAGCGATAACGGTTGGCATAACACGACGGATTACTGGAAGAATCACGCGGTTTAAGCTTGCGACGTTTCCGGCAGAAGTAGCACCTACGCTGGCCGCCTCTGTAAGATACTTACGTGTATTTTCTAGAGTTGTAGCCATCATTGTTTTCTTGGTGCCCTCAAGGCCTTCAAGAAGTGCCTGTTTGGTTTCTGCCCAACGGCCTGTTAATAGTTCTGACATTATATTATCTCCTAATTGTCTTTAACTTAAATTCCAGCCAAGCGACGAATTTCAAAAATATTCTTATCTTCGCTGGTAATTACGCTGTTGGTTTCTTTATTGCCTGTAACTTCCTTTGCCTCTACTAATGCCTTTTTCTGTTTTTGTGGAGTTTCTCCGGCAATTACTGCCGGGAGGTACTTGTCAAAACTACTACGTAGCTTTGAGGTTTGTACACTTTCTAGTAATTCTGTCATTATAGTCTTTTGATGTGCTGCAAGAGGACTGGTTAATTCACTAAGAATTTTATGACGTTCTTTACTTTCTACTAGAGCCTTAATTTCTCTTTGTTTGCTTTCCATAACTAATTTAGCTTCTACTAGATCATTTTTAGCAGCAGCTAATTCAAGTTCTTTAACGTCTATAACTTTCAGCAAACGAGAAGTTTCTGATTTTTCATTTAAATAACTGTTCTGATATTCGCTGGCAAAAGCTTCGAACAATTTACGACCGAAATCATTACGACGAGCACTTTCAATATCCTCCTTAAGTTGCTTCATCTCTTTGGTAAGAGTTTTTTCAACTGTAGATTCTACTAATAAAGCAGCACGTTTGATAAACTGTTCCTTCATTTTAGCTAAGGTTTGGCGTCCTTCTCGAACTAATTTAACTTTGGTTTTAGCAAGATCTTGCTTGTCTAATTGAAACTCTGCAATTTCCTGAGCAAGGGCTTCTACTACAAATCTTTCAAGTGTTTTAAACTTGTTAGCCATTTGTACTTGATCTTCATGCAACTCTTTTACTTCAGAAACTAACTGTCTCGTGATAAATTGCTCTAACATTTTTTTATGTTTTTGAGCATTTACCGCAATTTTAGCCTTGGTTTCAGCAAGTTGATTACGATCTTCTATAAATTGGCCAATTTCCTCTTTTAATTGATCATTTAACATACGATCAATTGCTTCGACCATAACAGCTTTGTCATGTTCGTAGCGTTGAGCAAATTCTTCACGTAGTTCTTGAGTAGCTTGTTGACGAGCTTCGGTAATACGAGTCTCCCAAGCTTTCTCAATATCAGCCTTGATCTCTTCAGAAATCATGTTGTTTTCAACTAGCTTTTTTAATGCATCCAACATGTGATTCTCCTCTGGTTATCGGAGCCCGCTTATTATTTTTAATAAGCTCTCTTTGAGATATTTTTGTGCGTTAGGATCATTCTGCACTTCCTGCGCTATACGCAGGCTACGATAACCACTACGAGTATTCATAAGGTGTTCGTATATTGGTGTAGGGTATGCTCCGGGGGCACTTGGTTGAGCTACCACATCCACTGTGATAATCTCGAAATCGGAAACTTCACCGGAACCGTCCTCTCGAACGTTTCCGGATCCGCGACTACTTACTCCTAACTTTACACCGCTTTCTAACATAGTCTTCACTAGGTTGCCCATTGGTGTGGGTAGGATTTTTAATTTTCCATAACCGTCTGCGCCTTCCATCCACATTTTTGTGACCATATGGCATACGCGGTCAAGGTTAATTCTT